GGGCGGGTTGCCGCCCTTGGGTGCCTTGTCTGCCGCCGCATGGGGTACGAGGACACCCCTGCGGAGATCCATCACAAACGGGCCGGGACGGGCGCTGGGAGGCGCTCCAGCCATTACGACACGATCCCGCTATGTCCAGAGCACCACCGCGGCAAGACCGGTTTACACGGCCTGGGAACGCGGGGATTCCCCCGGTACTGGGGGTTCGACGAGGACGACCTGCTGGCCCAGGTGCGGGAGCTGCTGGGGTAGGGTTTCCCCTAGTAAATATTTTTCAGAAAAGCCAACACAAAAGGTTTTTCTATGGCATTATTTCTTCACCGGCTGCACACCGCAGCCACTACAGCGAGGATAGCGAAATGAACAACGACCTTAACCTGAACGAGATCGACACCCTCGGCGCACTGCTGGCCGAGATCGCAGCCTTGACCAAGCGTGCAGACGCTATCAAGGACGCAATCAAAGAGAGCGCGTCGATTGGCGGCCCCAAGGTCGTCGAGGGTGCGCTGTTTAAGGCGACCTACAGCGAGGCTAACGTCGAGACCTTTGACAAAGCCAAGTTTATCAAGGCCTTCGGCGAGGAGGCCTACAAGCAGTACACCAAGATTGGCGCACGCTTCACGGTCAAGGTCACCAGCAAGTAAACTAACCGCCCCCTTCGGGGGGCATTATAGCGAGGATAAAATGGTTTCTTTTGATGTTCACGGTGTTAGCGAAGTGCAAGCGCAGCCCTGCAAATTTCCTGGTTTCACGGTTCTCAAGATTTTTGTCACTGACGACAACGGGACTGCGTTTCAGGTCAGCTTGTACACCCAGGGCGACAAGCCCGTGGAGCTTGTTCAGATGCCGACTGAAGACTACACCAAGATCTAATTGCCCCGGAAGGGGTATAACCGCCCCCATACGGGGGCATTGAGGAGGCCATAATGGCAACGTATCAAGAGCTTAAACAGCAAGCCGAGGAACTTATGAAAGCAGCCGAAGAGGCACGCCGACAGGAAAACCGCGAGATCATCGCGGAGATCCGCGCAGCTATCCGTGAGCACGGCATTACCGCCGAGCAGCTGGGCTTTGCTCCGGCAGGCAAGGGGTCGAGGCAGAAGGTTGCGCCTAAGTACCGTGACCCGGTATCTGGTGCGACGTGGTCGGGCCGCGGTCGAACCCCGGCGTGGTGTGTTGAGCCACGGGCGCAGTTCGCGCTATGAGCGAATACCATGCGGGGATGGAGGCCGGGGAGCAGTGCATCCTGGCCGAAATTGAGCGCATGGCGGACGCAGCAGAGACTCAGGCCGAGCGCGAAATCCTGATGTCCCTGCTGCGCCACCTGCAGTACCAGGAGGCCTAGGGGTTTGTCCTAATAAAATATTTTAGTCAAAGCCCCCGCAAGGGGGTTTTTTATTGTATTATTCAGTCATCGGATCACTTCGATCCGGCCAAAAGCGAAGGAAAGAACATGTTGACATATAGCTACAAAGAAGCCCAGGACGCCCGCGACGGGTATGTTCCCGACTGCGATGGCTGCACTGAGCAGCTCTCCTTAATCGAGCTGCATGAGCAGTTCGTGACCTACGCCAACGCTAAGGCGTGGCTGCAGGACATGGAGTGTTTTGTGCCGCGGCTGATCGGCACGAACGACACCAATAGGGTGTCGTACATCGAAGAGCAGCTGGAGCTGCTGCTGGAAGACGAGCACAACAGCAAGTAATCAAACAAGGGGGCTACGGCCCCTAACAGGAGAGCATAATGAGAAGGAACCATACTTTGGTTATGGATACGGCGCACGGGGTGCGCGTAGTGCTAGACGACTGGGATTCGGACGCGATATGGATGGAGCTTGAGTGTTGTAGCGCCCACATCCACGTCATAATGACCCCAGAAGAGGCAAAGCGCGTAATCGATGGCCTGCAGGACGTAATTGACTATGTGGCGTCGAGGAACACCACAGAATGCAACCTAAACATATCCAATGTCACGCAAAAGAAATCCCGTCGTCCGTGACTTGATCCAGCGGCCAACGAAGGGAGCTGGGAAGCACCAAGACAAACGACGAAAGCGACCCAAGGATGACCCGCATCCGCGCAGGTCTGTACCACGCATAATTCCCGACAGGGAAATATCTTCCGCAAAACGGGGCGCGGGGGTCGAAGGAACCTGATCGGGAAATGTTAGGGTTTGCCCCTAGAAATATTTTTGCTAAAAGCCTCCACAAGGGGGTTTTTCTATGGCAATATTCGTTTATGGGCTGCACATCGCAACCCATTAACAGCGAGAACAAAATGGAATACGGCGAAATTTACCAAGCGTTTATCGGAAGCAAGAAGATCGACCGTAAAGGCCGCGAGATCGGCTTCGCGGTAACGTTCCGCGATAACGGCAGCGACTTCCGATGCTACGTTCAGTCAGCGCGTCGAGTGGCTGGGGAGTGGCAAGAGTTCGGCGTGCCGCAGCGCAGCCGGTCGTTTGCGTCCCAGCAGGACGCGACCCGCTGGGGGTATGCAACCGCCAGTGATCGGCTGGCAAAGGTATAAAGCAACCGGGGGCTGCGGCCCCCAACAGCGAACCAACTAGGAACCATCATGGATCCAAGTTGGTTCCAACATGGCTCTAGCGCAGGGGTAAAATACCCTGTAAAATCAAGGCTCCAACGCAAAGAGACTGAAACAATGTCGGACGCGCCAAAAAAAACACGCAAAAAAGTCGTAAGCGCCGCGCAAGCCGCCAAGATCGAAGCCGCATTCGACGTCGATATGGCCGCGCTACGCCAGCAGCAGACGATAGAGGCGTTTAAGGCGTTCAGCCAGGGCAAGTCACCATCCAGGCCGCCAAGGGTGCTTCCCCCTCATGACGGGCTAGAGGCAGTCGCTCAAGAACCCATCAAGAAGAAGATGGGACGCCCATCAAAGTACAGCCCAGAGGTAGCGCAGGAGATCTGCGAGGGCCTGGCTGAAGGCACTCCATTAAGGGAGATCTGCCGCCGTGAGCATATGCCGGAGTGGCGGACTGTTTACGATTGGATGTACCGCGACGAGGAGCTATCCGCAGCGATCGCGCACGCCCGTGATATTGGCTACGACAAAATGGCCGAGGAGTGCCTGGCGATAGCGGACACGCCCGTGGAAGGCCGCAAGATCGTTGAGACTGACGATGGGAAGGTCATGTATACCCGTGAGGATATGCTGGGCCACAGGAAGCTCCAGATCGAAACCAGGCTCAAGCTACTGGCCAAGTTCAACCCCAAAAAGTACGGCGATCGGGCGATCCTGGCTGGCGATGCGGAGAACCCGCTGCAGGTCAACGTACAGACCACGGAACTGTTCGAGTCGATCCTGAAAAACGCCGAGATGACCCGGCAGATCGAAGAGTGAGATCCCATTTCACCCCCTGTTTTGGGGGGCAAAGTGGGGCAAGGTCTCGATCGCTCGCCGGGCGGTACCGATGAAAGTGGGAGAGAAGGCCAAAACAGGGGGTAAATTGCCCCCTGACGTCGTTGCGCTGCTCAAAGACCCCGACACGAAGAAGAAATTCCTCTCGATGCCGGTCGAGCAGCAGGTCAGCTGGGCCTGGCGCATGAGGTGGCTGCAGCAGGCGCACAAGCACCAGATCCCGCCCGCCGGGGACTGGTGGTCGGTCTGGCTGCTACTGGCTGGCAGGGGCGCTGGGAAGACCCGTACGGCCGCTGAACAGATTGCCTGGTGGGCATGGACCCAGCCCAACACCCGGTGGCTTGTAGCGGCTCCCACAAGCTCTGACGTGCGATCAACATGCTTTGAGGGCGACAGTGGCCTGATGAGCGTCGTCCCCCAGGCGCTGATCGCGGACTACAACAAAGCCTTACACGAACTTAAGCTGACCAATGGCTCGTTGATCAAGGGCATCCCTGCGTCTGAGCCCGAGCGGTTCCGCGGTCCGCAGTTCCACGGCGGGTGGTGCGACGAGCTGGCCGCCTGGGAGTACCTGCAGGATGCCTGGGACCAGATTCAATTTGGGGTCCGGCTAGGCAAGCAGACGCGGATCATCTGCACGACGACGCCCAGGCCAAAAGACCTGATCATCGACCTGATTGGCCGGGACGGTGATGACGTGGCGGTGACGACGGCCAGCACCTACACCAACATCGCTAACCTGTCGGAGAACTTCCAGCGGCAGATCTTGCAGTACGAGGGCACGACGCTGGGCCGCCAGGAGATCTACGCAGAGATCATCGACCCCGAAGAGTCGGGCATCGTTAAGCGGGACATGTTCCGGCTCTGGCCCAACGGCAAGCCGTTCCCCAAGTTCGAGTACATCATCCAGTCCTACGACGTGGCCACGTCCGAGAAGGTCCAGAACGACCCGACGGCGTGCATCACGTTCGGGGTGTTCAAGCCCACCGACGGGCCGATGTCGGTCATGGTGATCGACTGCTGGCAGGAGCGGATGCAGTACCCTGACCTGCGGCCCAAAGTTCTTGAAGAGTACGAGGCGGTCTACGGCGAGGGAAAGGAAAAGAAACGGGTGGATCTGCTGCTGATCGAGGACAAGTCGGCGGGCATCTCGTTGATCCAAGACCTGCAGCGGGCGCACCTGCCGATCATGGCGTACAACCCTGGCCGGGCGGACAAGATGCAGCGGTTGAACATCGTGTCCAACATCATCGCCCGCGGCCGGGTGTGGATCCCGGAGAGCAGTCAGCGCAAGGGCTATGTGCGGGACTGGGCAGAGGGGTTCGTCAGCCAGATCTGCGCGTTCCCGGAATCGACCCATGACGACTTCGTCGATGCGTGCGTTGACTCGATGACGCAGATCACGATGGCGGATGGCGTCAAAGAGATCCAGAACGTTCGGGTTGGTGATCTGGTTATGACCCATGCTGGCCCGAGGCGGGTGACGGCGGTACACGACAACGGGATGAAGGAAGTCTGGTCGGTTAACGGTCTGCTTGCGACGGCAGAGCACCGGCTATTGACCCAGCACGGGTGGACGAGGGTTGATGCACTGACTCAAGGAGTTCATAATCTATGCCTCAACAAGGAGGCGTTATGGGGTTCAAACCAACAGGGATTGCGGTTGAGTCTGTGGTCTTCAATGGCCGCACATATTGGCGGTATCCAGAGAGCGTTAGGCCATCGCACAGGCGCTACTTTGCGAGGGCTGGCCATCGACTTCATCGGGATGTTTGGGTCCATCACAATGGGCCGATCCCGGAGGGAATGCACATCCACCACATTGATGGGGATAGCGGCAATAACGACATCAGCAACCTTGCCTGCATCACAAGGGCAGAGCACTTCGCAGAGCACAGGGGAGACCTATCCAAGCGAAGCAGCACACCAGGGCACCTCGCCCACCTTGGGCGGATCAGGCCAAGCGCAGCAGAGTGGCATCGATCGCCAGAAGGGATTGAATGGCACAGACAGCACGTCAAGGCGTCTCTGGCCAAGACTTGGGCAAGGACTAGGGTCTACGTTGAAAAGCCTTTTCAATGCGCCTGGTGCGGCTCTGAAGGCCTGTGCAAGAGCGATAGGAAGAAGTTCTGTTGCCCGACGTGCCAAGGGGCCGAGTCACGTTTCCGTTGCGGTCGGTCCAGTTACCAACACCCACACCATGCGGCACGTTTTCGATCTGACGGTGGAGGGTGAGCACTGCTACTACGCCAACGGGATCTTGGTCCATAACTGCACGCAGGCCCTGCGGTACCTGCGGGATGCGGGCTGGCTAGAGATAGACGCCCCGCCACGGGACGACTGGGACGACGACGACTATGTGGACAGTGGGCGCTCGACAAGGCGCGAGAACCCGTACGCGCAGTGATCTGTAATGTGGCGGTGTTACCGTAACCAAGGCCGCGTTGGCCTTAACTGGAGAGGGCGATGATTGGTGGATTCTTTGACGGCGAAGACAAGGTCTTGGCAACGATCGCAGAGCGGATTGAGTTTGAGGTTGAGCACAACGTTAGCGACTACCGCGAAGAAACGCTTGGGCGTATGCAGCTGGCCGCGGCTATCCTGCGAGGGGCTGTTGATATGGTCAAGCGGGTGGATTACCTGATGAGCGGCGACGAGGACGAGACAACGTTCATCCGGTTGTGGGACGAGCGGTTCGGGGAAGACGAAGAGGACGAGCAGACGGACGACTAATAGTCGCTCACGTCAATGATCTGACCCCGGAAGTCCAGCAGGTCATCGCTGTACTTTCGGGCTACTTCCGGTCCCAGCAGCTGGCCGTCCCTGAACGTTAAGACGGCAAAACCCGACCGCCAGTTGGTTGGCGAGTCCTCTAGGTAGTCGATGAATTGCGGCCCCCTGGTATCGGCCAGGCAGCCGGTGTCAACGCCCCAACGGGTGCCCTTGTAGTCGTCAAACGGGGTCACTTTCAACGAGTGCAGGTGCCCAGTGACGATGGACACGCCTGAGTTGACGGTGTTGTTGTGGGTTGCGTGGACGCCGCTTTTGTAGCGATGCTTGATCACGACGTCATCGGTCGGCCAGCACGACCAGCAAGGTTCCCAGGCCGGGAAGTGGTCGCGCAGCTGGAACCCGGCAACACCCTCGAACTCTGGCGCATTAGCCGATAGGCGGCTCTCTAGGCGGCTATCGTGGTTGCCTAGGGGCCAGACTAGCCTGACGGGGTAGTAAGCGGCCTTAGCGGCCTCCTCGATCTCTTTGAGGGCATCGGCGCAGGCACGAAGCTCTTCGACGATGGAGGGGGCTTTCGTCCAGGAGATCCTGGGGAATCGGCTGATCGTTGCGCCATCGAAGGCGTCGCCGTTGCAGACTACCGCTACCGGCTTTAAAGCCTTTAAAGCCCAAAGCAAGCCCTTGAAGGCGGTGGTGCGGTGGCCTGGCCAGAAGTGGGCGTCTGAGAAGACGATGATGGTGCCGTCAATGGTGCCAAGCTTGACGCGGGCTTTGTCGGGCTTGGCCATCGCCACGTTGGAATAGGCCTTAAGGGTGACATTCATCTTTTCCTCAATGTTCCTGCGCCTGCGGCCGAGGGAGCGAATGTCTAGGCCGGTTTCTTTAGCGATGGCGCTGACAGACTTGTGCTTGTTCCATAGTTCCAGAAATTCTTGGTCGGTAAACTTTCCCATGACTTCTCCGAAGGTTGCGCAGGAGATATCACGCAAACCGTTAAGAGTCTAGCGCCAAGTGATGACACAAGCCCTTTAAAGCCCTTGGCAAGCCCTTGTCCCCCTTGGAAGCCTTGCTGCGCCTAGTGCAAGGGCGGTACTGCAGTGCATTGCACCAAGCCCTTGCCAAGCCCTTGCCAAGCCCTTGGGGTGTTGACA